CTCCTGCAAGAAACTTTGCAAGAGGAAATGTTCTTGATGGAACTGGAGTTGACAGCGTTCGTTGGACAGGAATTGGATAATATGATACTAAACAGTCTTAATTTAAAAATTAGCATTTTATTGTTTATTATATATTCTTACATTTCTTTTTTTGGTAAGTGGAATTTATATGTAATGTATGTGTTCGACACAAATAATATGAATTTATTTTGAATAAACTATTGACATTTAGGCCATTTGGCGTTACGATCAGATCAGAGAATGAGAGAATATTATGAGTAATTTGAAAGTCGCAGAAACGATTTTAAAACAACTTGGCGGAAACAAATTCCGTATGATGACAGGAGCTAAAAATCTCGCAGGAGATGAAAACTCTTTGTCAATGAGGATTGGCCGAAACAGTTCCAATTCAAACTATTTGAAAATCACATTGAACTCAATGGATACTTACGATATGAAATTTTGTAAGTTGACTAGAAAGTTTGAAGAGAAGTCTGTGACAGAATATAACAATATCTATAATGATATGTTGACCGATCAGTTTACATCCCACACCGGAATGTATACTTCACTTTTTTAACGAAGCAACGGTAACATAAATGAACGGAAATCCCGGCAAACAATTACGACAAGAAGGTGCTATAAAACGTACCGAAGCACAACTTGAAATTTACGAACAAAAACTTGTAAATGACAAGAACGATAAAGATTTAAAGAAAAAGATTGAACGTGCTAAGACAACAATTGAAAATACAAAAAAAAATATAAGAGCCTAAGCATTCTAAGGTGGTAGGTTGGTATCGGAGATAGTATCAGTTAGTTGACTGCTCTGCTAGGGGTAACACCCTCATTGTGGCTCTGAGGTAGGAATGTTATGTGCGAGTGTTGCGGATGAAGGCCTGAAGAGGCCCCGCATATACAAGAATGGTGATGACGATTCGTGAGAAGTTCGCAGACCTAAGATTCTTGGTATCGAAGTACAAGGACAATCGCATGGTTCTTTTTTCACCTATCGTCATCTTTTATATACACATTAATATGAAGAATAAAGTTATGAAGGAAACCATCAACGTGCTAAAGTCGATGAAAGGTATGGATGAGATGAATACCACTGAAATTCAATTTTACATCACTGATGCTGATGGTTTTATTTTGGAATTGTGTATCGGTATCGATGAAGATGGCGAAACCTACAAGCACTTTAATCAATACGATTCGGCCGAAGAGTTGGATGAATTCCGCGAGGAAGAATCAGACGAGATTCCTGAAAACACTTTACTAAACTAATAAGGAAAATAAATATGGCACAATATGACAGGTTCAATTTAGAAGAAGAAATTCAGAATGTATGGCACACAAAAGATGATTTGGATGCCATAGCAGAAAGAGTTTATGATGATCCAGATGGTCCAATGACAGAAGATGAAATTGGAAATGTTTTAATTGGATTGAGTGAATTACATGAAACGAGATGTAAAAAATTATGGAAAGTTTTTGAGACTATGGTTCATGAAAAAAGTTTTGTTGAGAAAAATAATGACTAGAGAAAAAGTAAAACCGATAAAGAAGAAACGTAAACTCTCTGAGGAACACAAAGAGAAATTACGAATACGCCTTGCTGAAATGAGGGCGAAGAAAAAACCGGCTGAATATAAGAATGTGCATAAAACAGTTCTTGCACTTCCAGATGATGATACCTACTCTTTTAAGAATGTTAGAGAGTGGATTAAGGAAAACAAACTACAGGTTTCTGCTCTTGGCCAACAAGCAAGAAATAGGAGCATTGCACCAAAGGAGAAACAGACATCATCAAATCTTGCAGATTCCAAGAAAGCATACATTAGATACTGTGAACATTATCTGAAACATGGTGATTGGATTGGAATGTTCTCTGGAGCAAATGAAGAACATAAGGTAGTACCGAGAGTGATTGCGATGGCGTACAACCCTGATGGTATTCCAAAACGTACCATTGGATTTTGGTATCCAGATATCGAAACAGTATGGACTAAGGAGATGCGTCACCGCTCAGTGAACAGGCTACATGCCACTACGGATAAACAATTTACAGCGAATCTATAAACATGATTACAACTATAAATTTATTGATTGTTGGTGTTGCCCTTTTTTCGTACTTTGCCTTTACTTCACCTGAACCTTGTCCTAGAAAATATATGGTCACGAAAAATCATGGAGGTGAATTGGTAATTTTAGCAGACATCCATCGACATTGTGAATTAGACTACGGAGGAAGATTCGTATTAAAAGAACTTGACAAATGAAATAATCGTGGTATAATATAGAGAAAAATTAAAAATATCGCAGGGGTAATCGTAGGACTTCGACTCTCCACCTAGTAATCACGAAGCTAGGTACATTTAGAAGTCATCTCTCACTACGAAAAGCATTAATCATGCTCTCCTGCGGTATTACTATATATAAAGTAAGCAAAAAAATAATGAATATGGAGATTTATAATGGTTAGAGCTGTTGATCTTACCCCAAAACCCACCCATACACCCTCTTCTGCAGATGATTTAAAAATAATAAACCCTGACAGTGAAGTTGAATTTAATATTGACTTTGAGGGTGATACAAAATTCCTAGAGGCGGTATCTAAAAACGCAAAAGGTGGCACTGAACTTATGCGGAATTGGCTCTTTGAGGAGATGAATAAAAAAGAGGAGGGGTTAATTGACAAGTTTCAGTTTATCAGTACAAGAGTTAGAAATCTAGAACCTGGCAAACAACGTATTCTTTGGATACATGATCTTGCTAATGATCCAGAAGTACAACATTTACAAGAAGAAGAAAGTTGGAAACCCTATGAACGTATAGTGTTTGTTAGTCATTGGCAACAATACCAGTTTGCAACATATCTTAAATTCCCCTATGACAAAGGTATTGTAATTCAGAATGCTATCCATCCTATTCCAGAACACGAAAAACCTAAAGATGGAAAGATTCAGGTTTGTTATTTTTCTACGCCACATCGTGGATTAGAAGTTCTTTTGAATTCTTGGGAATTCATGAGAAAAGAGCTAGGAGCTGGAAAGAATGCAGAACTAAACATTTATTCCAGTTTTAAAATTTATGATAGACCACATTTAGATGAACAGTTCAGGCATGTATTTAAACGTGCTCAAGAAATGGAAGATGTTAACTATTATGGAACTGTTACTAATGATGAAATCCGTGAGGTGTTGAAGACACAACATATCATGGCATATCCAAGTATTTATGAAGAAACCAGTTGTCTTACTATGATTGAAGCATGTAGTGCAGGGTGTTTATGTGTTATTCCTAATCTTGGAGCCTTGCCAGAAACAGGAGCAAACTTTCCTTGGATGTATGGATGGGAACCGGACCCAGACAGACACGCACAAGTACATGGTCACATATTGTCGAGAGCTATAGAACACTTTTGGGATGAGGATGTTCAAAATCTTTTAAGAATCCAACGTAACTATTTTGATATGTTTTATAATTGGGATCTTAGAACAGGCCAATGGAGACAATTCTTACATGCTATAGAACAAGAAGAATTACCAGAATCATTAATACCGGAAGAAGATACAGAAGATGTTGAGAAAGTAGAAACGGAAGATGGCACAGTTAGTTGATTTTTCGCAGATTGTTATTGGTTCATACATGACAGCTTCGAAATACGCGGATGTAGATATGGATGTATTAAGACCGCCAGTTTTAAATTCATTACGTATCTATAGAACTAAATTTATAGAAGAATATGGCGAACTAATTCTATGCTGTGATGATCGGAAAACATGGAGAAAAGAAATGTTTCCGAATTACAAAGCATCCAGAAAGAAGTCACGCCAAGTATCAGGAATTGATTGGAAAAATCTATACGATTGCTTGAATCAATTGAAAGATGAACTTCGCTACTGGTTTCCCTACAAGTTGATTCAAATAGAGAAAGCTGAAGCCGATGATATCATTGCTACATTAGTTGGATTGATAAGTGAACGAACTCTAATCCTTTCCAGTGATAAAGATTTTATTCAACTACAGGGATTCAATGTCAGACAATACTCGCCCATGCAAAAAAAATATGTTGATGGTAATGCTAAATGGTCACTTCATGAGAAAATTGTAAGGGGTGATGTTGGCGATGGCATTCCTAATATTATGTCAGATGATAATGTGTTTGTTGATGAAGGCAGGCGACAGAAACCGATAACTGCCAAAAAGGTTGATGCTTGGTATAACTTAGATCCAAATATGTATTGTGATTCCGAAATGTTAAGAAACTATAATAGAAATAAACAGCTAGTTGATTTGGATGAGATTCCAGAGTCAATTCGTATAAATATATCTAAACAGTTTGAATCAATTAAGGTTGGTGACCGTAGGCGACTACTCACATACTTTATAAATCATAGATTAAAGAACCTAACTGAAAATTTATCGGAGTTTTAATTTATGGCATTAAGTATTCCACTCATATTTGAAGATGTCGCTGAAGCAAATTCCTTTGAAGCCAGACAGAAGGTTTTACTGGAAAATGAATCCAAACCATTAAAGGAATTGTTAAAATATGCCTTTCATCCAGATATCAAATTCATCCTTCCGCCGGGGATGCCTCCCTATAAGACCATAGGATCACCGGAAGAGTATAATCCCACATATCTATATCCCAATATTAGAAAGTTTTACCTATTTGTCGAAGGGGGTCATGAAGGGATTACTCAATTAAGAAGAGAACAATTATTCATACAGTTGCTAGAATCATTACATCCTAAAGAGGCAGAAGTAGTAATTCAAGTTAAGGATAAAAAGTTAAACTATAGAGGTTTAACATACAAATTAGTTAAGAAAACTTTTCCAGAAATATTACCATAAAAAATGTTAGATGTAAATAATTTTGAAAATAGAATCGTAAAATTTAAACGTACATCAGATGACGTAGAAACGGTTAAACATGCCGAGATACGTCAAATGGATTATGACCAATCATCAGATGTACCTCGTTCCGTCACGGTTAGACTCACAGACCCAGTAGGCTATGTAATTACTTTTGCATATGATGCAAGTAAGAAGAAGTTTTCTGGCCCATTGGGAAATGATACTTGGGAATCAGATTTTAATATTGAAGATTTTATGACCAGTTCAAAAATGGGTATAACCGATACATACATGAAGAGTCCGAAAAGAAATCGGCCTAAATTCTAAGGAACGGTAAAGATAAACCCATTCAGAAGAGGAACATGAAGAAATATCTTTTACTTCTTGCTTTGCTTTTTGTACCAGCATTGTCCAGTGACAGTGGTACGAGAACAACTATAAATACCAATGCAGATTGGTACTATTTTCATCCACAATTAACCACTAGCGATGGTCTGATGACAATAGCTGATAAGATTGTGGAGCATAATATTTTATTAAACAAAAAAGAAGTTTTATGTATGGCCAAGAATATATTTTTCGAGGCCGCAGTTGAAAGTACCGCAGGAAAATTAGCGGTCGCACAAGTCACACTTAATCGAGTTAATTCAGATAAATTTCCAAGTACAGTTTGTGATGTGGTTTACGAGGGTCCACATTATACAGCGAGGAATGGTCAACAATTACCAAAAAGAGATCGTTGTCAATTTTCATGGTATTGTGATGGTAAGGTGGATGACCCACCAGTTTCTAGATTATGGGATGACGCTCAGGACTTGGCCAAATATGTAATTCTGAGACAAGATGATTTACCAGATATTACTGATGGAGCAACCTTTTATCATGCACATTATATTCCGGCTCCAAGATGGGCATCTCAGAAAAAAGTGACCGCAACTATCGATCAACATATCTTCTATAGAGTAAGGGGAAATTTCAATTTTTAGGATATAAACCCTTGACAATTGTAGGATTCCGTGGTATGATCAGATCAAAGAATAAAAGATGAGGGAAGAACGAGGTGTAATACCGCCCGGCTCATGGAAATGATTACCCCGCCGACATTCAACGCCAAGCCCAGCACGCAACGTTGAGGATGCCCTTGGAGGGAAAGACAAAAGGAGCGCCAAGCCGCCATGACATTCATCTTTTATATTTTATAATTTACCTTTTGAGATTGATATGATAAAGAATAATATTGATAGAGATGAAATTCGAAAAGTCCTGTTGGAACATTTCGTAAGATCATCATCACTAATAGATAAAATTGAAGAGATGGTGACGGAATCTTTTTCCGCAGGATATTCGTTTGCCAAGAAAGAAAAAGAATTGGTAAGTAATGCCGCTGAATCTTTGAGTGAGTGATATGAAAAAAGAATTTTATTTGTCTACTGCGGTACATAAACTTGATGAGCTGATTAAACTTGAGGGTTACAAACCCAAGTCGAAATTCGGTGGAGAGTGTACTGCTCTTGTTGTTGAACAACAGCTGAGAGAATGTGAAGCGCCTGGGGCAATTAAAAATGATCGCATCAATGAGATTCTAAAGAAGATTGTAGAAGAATTAAATTCTCCTCTTGCTTCTGGCTCTGAGTTCTTCAGAAATTGTCGCGATGTTGTTGCGAACCACCACATCACGCCACCCTCAAGTTGGAAACTCAAGCCAAAAATTTGGAACTACCAGTTAGGATTCCTTGCTGCTTTGGTGAAAGATATTATTAAAGAAGAGAAGGCTCCGCCTAAAGAGGATCTCAGTCATCTTGGCTATATAGGTCAAAAAGGAAAAAGAGGAAAACTATTTGTTAAACTGGCAGATAAAATTCAAAAGCCTGATTATACACTTTATAAAATAGTTGACCCGAAAGGTAACAAGGGATACTTCTATAACTACAAAACAAAAAATGTAGAGGAAGATCCACTTGAAGTGAGCGATTGTTTTTTGATGAACGCAACCCCTGCTCGACATGAGATGAGTAGATACGAAGGTTGCAAAACTACTTATTTTAATCGTATTGTAGTATTGGAAAATAAAGGCAATAAAATAAAAAAACGTATACGTGAAAATGTTGCCCAAGAACGTGCGACAAATTATATTGATGAAAGTTCA